GTTACTCTTAGCTTACCTTCCTTATCGGGATCTACTCTCCTAATCAATTCTAACTCTTTGCAGATGTCCTCTTGCCATTTAATTGGTAGCGTTATCTCATTCTTATCTATTAGCTCACCTAATCTAAAGTAGCAGTCTGCTTTTAGATTCATGTACTGCGTTCCTCTTATAGCTTTACTGCCATTCATAAACTCTCTGCATCTCAGACTATCTACCAAGCCACCGCCTACCCCATCAGCATCGGCAAGTACATTAGATAGCCTAACTGAGTATTGATTCATTAAACGCTGTATCTCTGCCTTAACCTCATCTTGTCGTTTTTGCCTAAGTACTACTATATCAATGCAGCTCAGCCCTTTCCATACACATAGCACTGTTCTATCTTTACCAAGCCGAGCTATATCTGCTGTGATGTAACCCTCTCCTACGTTCATAGGCTCTCTAAAGCAGCGCATCAGCTCATCATACATGTATAATCTATCTGAGCTGTTATCAAATTCCCAATCACCCTCTAAGAGTCTCTTTCTATCAGCTTCGGGTAATCGGCTAAGGCTTGTTACATAGGCATGCGGCAAGTGTATATTATCTCCTGGCAAAGCTTGAATAAAAGCTAAGTGCTCAGGTAAGTTCTGATTCTTGTATGGTAAATAGAATTGGTTGTATATCCATCCCTTAGATGGGTTACAGGTAAGTAATATCTTTGGCTTAAGTCCAAACTCATTAAGCTTGTACCGGATACGTGAGCACACTACACTATAAGCCTTTTCACTAATCTCAGTAGCTTCATCTAAAAATACATCTGTGAGCTCTAATCCCCCAAGGTCCTGAAAGTTAGGATCTGATGGATAGAGAAACAAATCGGCTAAGATTATTTCTGAGCCGTTACTAAACTTAATAATATGGCTCTGCTGATTATAGCTGAAATCTTCTCCTGCTCTTAAGCCAATGTCATTAGCTACCTGAAAGAATGTATTCATGGTAGTCTTTTTTAGCGTGTCTAACTTGGCTCGGCCTATTAGTGAACGTGTACCTGGGTATTTTAAGCGCCTAAGAATCTGCCACATGCAGCCTAACATAGTCTTTCCACCCCCTGCAGCTCCTCCGTAGAGTATAGTTTCTACTTGTGAATCTGCTGATAAGAATTTTAAAGCTTCAGATTGCCTTGAAAGAGGCTTAAAGTTATAGTTTATTTGTCTCTCCATTGCACAAAAGTAGGTATTACTAATGTAGTGTCAACGGGTTTAGTTATTCTTTCTAAATCTAACTGCAATAGATAAGCGCCCAAAGGTTTAGGAGGTCTCATGCGCTCTACGTGAAAGCCCATAAAGCCCTCATCATACTCTTCTTTATAAGATGCTGTACGAATGTGATGCACATATCTCATGTTAATTCTATAGCCACCATTTGCAGCATAGCATAACTCCTCTACCATATCAGAGTGATGGTAAAGCTCGTGCACGTGGCCAGCCCAAATGCAATCAGCTCCATCTATCATTACACCCATACGGTTATTTTGAATTACTCCCTTCGTAACTACTCCGCCTCCGCCTGATCCATGATAGTATTTTGTTTTAAACACTAAGGCACTCTTTTCGCTTTTCATTACTCTATGAATCCACCACCCACCATAACCACCTACTAATACATTAGTGCCAGCTTCTCTGTTTAATCCACTAACAAAGCGCTCTATTAAGTCAGTCTCACAGTTCTTTATTATAGCAGTCTCATGGTTGCCATATCCCACAAATACAAGTAAGTGAGCGTATGGCTTAAACCAATCTATTGCAGTGTTGACTAATGCATCTAAGTAGTTAGCTACGTTGTGTTCAGGTCTAATATCATTCTTATTGCGTCTTGGATCATACTTGCCCTGCATACAGCAGAATAAATCTCCATTCACAGCGAAGTAAATATTTTCTGCTAAGCACTTATCTAAGTGAGCCTTGAGTAGCTTTCTATCGCAATGGGGATTATCCCAGTGCAGGTCGCTCATTAATAAGAATTTATCAGCGCTTTTACACGTTGTAACTATGACATTTCTACCCTCGCGATATGATGTAATCATTTGTGATTATGTTAGATTTTAACTCCTGAAAATTCTTTTTGAATTGGTTATAAGGTACATCTATTACTATTGCATTATCTATCCCTTGCATCAGCGCTAACGTGCGCTCACCTACGTAGTATGTACCATCCTTTCTAAATTCTACTTCTGCTTGGATGCCGACACATTTACGAGCATCAAACATAAAAGGAATATCCTCTGCATAAGTAGACTCTAAGCCTATATCTTCTGAGTAATTCCACTGTATAATAGTGCAGCTGCACAGCTCAGGTAACAGCTTGGCATTTAAATCTATTGGCTCCTTCTTCTTTCTAAATAGATTCATAAGTAAAGGTTAATAAAAAAGCCCAGCGTAGTGCTGAGCTTCTTAAGTTAGTTACTAACACCTATTTGTTAGTGGAAGAAATTGCTAAAATAGTTTTTGCTGCGCTACATGATTATTAATTCTTTGCATAGCTTTATCAAAATATTCTTTGTCCAACTCGCAAGCTGTTAAGTCAAGTTTATAATCATGGCAAGCTATTGCTATTGAGCCACTACCTAAATGGGTGTCGAGTATTTTATCGCCTTCCTTCGCGTAGTTTGTTAAAAGCCATTTGTAAAGCGCAGCAGGTTTTTGAGTTGGGTGTATTCTTTGTTCTTTGTTTTTCATATCTCCTTGCAACATTCCTGCCCAACGAAATTCAAATTTGCGAACTGCTGTTTTATGATTAGTCCATGCAAGTTCACAATCTGCAAAATCGTTATCTCCATTTTGTTTATCCCAAACAATCCAACTTGAGCTATTTGCGTTTGGTATGTTTTCAATAAAATGATTAGCACCCCAAATAATAACATTTTTAGAAACACGAATAAGTTCATTAAAATAGTTTTGTTGAGGTACTGAACTATCCCAACTCTTTGCGGTGTACATTGTTGGTTTAGTTGCTTTACCTCTTGAATGATTTTTAGCTCCGTCTTCGCCTATTCCATAAGGTGGATCAACTATTGCAAGGTCAAAGTAGTTATCTGGATATCTTGACATTAAGTCCATGTTATCTTCGTTGGTGATAATTAAGCTCACAGCTTCTCCTCCCTTATTTCTATCTTAAATAGCTCTTTAAGTATTTCTATCTCATGATCTTTCCAGTTGCTTATGCCATTTTCTCTCAGGCAGTAGTTACTTTGCTCTATGCCTAACTTGAATGCTATGTATTCCTGCTTATAGCCGTAGAAAAGTCTATAGCACTTAATTGATTTGTGAAATGGTATCATGAGGCTTCAAATTGTTTAGTTAATTTTTCTATTTCATCCTGGCATATCTTAATCTCATGATCAATAATGCTTTCATAAACTGCACTATTCATGTGCTTTATAGAAATTGAATACCCGTAATCTCGTGGTATGTACAATTCAGGCTTTAAAGTTTTAGCTTTTTTTAAGTCTACTATTTTATTCTTTAGCTCATCTATTTCTTCATGTATATCTAAAAGCTCTTGCCATCTTTCTTTAGTCATGATTTCTCTTTGTTAATTTGTTTAATAATGTCAATGTAAATTAATCTGCTCAGCTCTATCTTTTGCAAGCCATCAAATTCAGCTTGTGCGCTTTCACCTAAGATTACTTTGTTAGATGCCTTAAATTTAGCCTCTACTTTCTGCTTAGCAATATCTTCAAAGCGTGCCCATACTTCGGGTGCCCACATAGATTTCTTATAGATGCCTTGCTTAAATAGGCGCTGGCAGTTGTAAGGTGCAGATATTTCTACCCATATCTCCTTACGCTGATTCCATCTATCTACATCAGCGTGCAGAACATTTAAAGGATCAGTAGGCTCTATGTGTTTTATCTCAGCTTCCGGTAATACAAGCGCCTTGTTAAGCTCTCTCCATACCTTAGCTTTGTATTCCTCATAGCGCTTAAGTACATCAGCCATAAAGCTTATGCTGAATAGGTTGAAAGCTTCTACTCTTTCAAAGTCTTTACCTATAGCATTATAGAGAAAAGCATTTTGCCAATCTTTAATTGATGTACTTCTATAAGTAGATTGTGTAACTTGCTGTAATAGAGTTACTTCTATGTCTGAAGGTAAAGCTTTAATCGAATTGATTACAGCTGCCTGAGCTATGAGCTCTCTGAACTCCTGCTCATTTAAAGAGTGTAACTTAGGTGAGCTAATGCATTCTGCGATAGCACGCTCCTCAGCGCTTAGTGAACGATTGAAGCTCTGCTGTACTGATGCGGCCAATTCTTTGCTCATCTTCTTTATTTTTAGTTTGGTTAATCTCACGTGCTCTCCACTGATCCGCTGCAGCTCGCCAGCTCTTCATACTGTTCTTACCTACTTTCCATCCATTGCTCTCGTAATGGCAATAGAATTTCTTAGCTAAGACTAAATCTTCTAAGTAGGCTACTACATCAGAAAGAGATGGAGGTGAAAATTTGGTAGAGGTAGAGCGCTTAGATTCAAGCGCCTTTACCCTCTCTTCAAGCGCTTCTATGCGCTTTAATAGAATAGTCATCATTTGGTTTATTGATTAGTGATTAAGCAAATATAGAAGAAATCTTTTCCACCAGGGTAATGCTACAGCTTTTTTTCTTACTCTTGGTTTAGCAGTTCGCACAATTTTAGACTCAGATAAACTTAACAATTCCTGCATATCAGTATCAGCTTTAGGTAACTGATTGTAACCGGTTACTGATTTGTTATTTTTATTTCTTAACTTTTTGTTGTGCTTAGATTGTAAATCCATTACCCTATAGAAATCTTTACGCTCTAAAATTGGTTTGATTACTTCTACTCTATTGCCGTCTATTCTGTGGAGTATTTTAGCTTGAACTAAATGCTGAGATAAAGATCTTCCTAAGTTGAATTTTAGCATAGATTCCGTTGCTTTATTTGTTTTACCAATTAAATCTACAGCAGCTTGTAATCTTTCTAAAGTTACAGGATTTTTCTTTCTTTTGTCGAATTGCATTGTGGTTTGTTTCATGATTATTTGATTTATGATTATTTATTTATGCTTGTGAAAATTCTCGTTGTATAACTTCATTAATCTTTGTTCCTGCTCAATGTAATCAATTCCAGTTAGACCTTTTAAAATCTTTTCTTTTAAATCATTTTCAAAATGTCTTTCAAGACTAAGTGATAAAAGTCTTACAAGGATGTCATCGTTTTCTTCGTCTGTTAATGTTAAATTGCTCATTTTTTTAGTTTGTTAATTTATTATACACTCTCTGTAAATTGGCATCTTGTAGCTTATCTAAAATAGACTGTACACATGCCCGATATAATGGATCAGTCTGCAGCATTGCCTCCACGTGGTTAATAGCGTGCAGGATAGTAGCGTGATGCCTTACAAATATTAGCCCTACATTTTG